CACTGGTGTGGAAGCGACGACGGTCTGATTGATTTGCGATAGCTTATTGTTGGGGCCAGATGCGGTTGGTAATATAGTGAGTGGGTTGAGCCAAGGCATCATGACCACGTTACAGTCCCATGTCTGAGCGGCGGTAATTCCGGATGGCGCGGACAATTGGTAGGACTGCTTGACTGGCTGAATCACGGATGCAGACGTCGTAGTGTCTGGGTAACCGGTAGGGTCAAGAGCTGTGTCATGGAAAGGATCGAGTGCTTCTTTAAGCCACTCGGTGCCACAACGCGTCATACCCGCGCGGGCACCGACTTGTGCTAATATACGGTCGCTACGAGCGACTGAAGGCATGGCGGTAGAAGGAGTGAATGAGATGAATAATACTAATACAAATATGAGATATGAGTAGGTAGAGAATGGTGCAGAGGAGTTGAATGTTCGGTTCGTTTGTGAAGGGATTGTGAAAAGGCTGTGCATTGATTGCGGTCGCCAAGCCGCACGTGAGGCATGATCAGGCGCGAAAGTCGTTATATTCAGTGTAGGTTATGGGCCCAACATCTCGCTCAACTATTTTGCTAATAGGAGCAAACGGCATTTTCGCTGGTAAAGTGTAGACTCCCTGCAGGAGTTTAACAAAGGACTCTTCATCGCTAGGGTAAAGTTGGTAGCGGTGAGAAAACCATTGCCATGTGTCGTCAGTCGCAGTTATCACGTGCCGATGGCCTTCAGTGATAGATACACGCTGCTCCGCGGCTCGAGGTAAGATCGGCTTGATCGCGGAAGTTAATTTTGCGTGGTGTTTAAGAAATGGGCCTGCGAAAGGTAAGAAGTAAGCGTCGGTTAGGCCGAGTGAATTGCCACCGACGTATGAAAGATACTCCTTGGGTTGTGGGGGAATGTTAATCCAGCCAAAGCGACTCAGCAGTCGTCCCGGCATTGGCGCTAGGACTAGCTGAGGTTGGCCGTCAACTGCAGCGGGTACAAATGCTGCGCTGAGAAATGAAGCCTCGGTTATTGGGCACATGGGTTCGTATTCTGGGATAAAACCGAGAGCTCGTTCAACGACGCCATCAGGCGGTGTGATCGTTGGGTGACAGAGTGTTAGACTGTCATCACCCGCGACAATGATGGCAACGAACTGCTGGAAAGTGGGCAGATTCATTTCGATAAATTGTGGGTTAAGTGTGAACACGGCGTAGGCTTTGAGTAGGCCATTTATTATGGTATTGAATAATGTGGTGGTTGTGTCGCCGGACTTAACATTTGGTTTGCCTTTATAATGGCCGCCAGTTGCTGTGCGGCCGTACGTGTCGAAGTTCTTCTTAACGCGCTCGATATACT